GCGAGTGCTTCTTCTTTACTTGTTTTTACTACGGCTAGCCACTCTTCAAATTTTCCTATAGGCGGGTACGCAAGCCCTGATTCAACATACACGACCGTCGTCGTGCCTATGCCTATTTCGTCGGCTAGTTCCCGTGGAGACAGTCCAAGTTTCTCACGCTTTTCTTTAAGCCATTGGCCGAGTTCCAGCCATTCGGGACCTTTAGGTTTTCGGCCATATTTCTCACTTTTGTTATCGCGTATGAGATCACGCATGGGCTTGACAACCTCCTTATGGTTCTGTTATAATCTCGCATGGGTGATCGCGTGTGAGACTACCAAACCTAGATACTATCGGTCAGGTCATTAAAGATCGGCGTCGCGCACTAGGTTTGTCAGCTGAAAAAGCTGCTCAGAAGGCTGGTATTAGCACTTCCGAGTGGTACAAAATCGAGAATGGTTGGCGGCGCCCTAACCTGGAGAGTTGTTTAAGAATCGCTGCAGCACTTGAGACTTCGATCGAGGAACTACTCACCTCCTGCGCTTAATTGTGTCACCCATCCATTCTTATTATGTATGGTTGACACATTAGTGTCAACCCAAAATTACAAATCGTATTGGAGGAGGTGCGTGTTAATGGGTATTGGTAGTTTAGTCCGTGAACGTCGGTTGAGCCTGGGCATAAGCCAGCGAGCGCTAGCACGGCGCGTCGGTGTTACTCAGGCGGCTTTGTCTCATTATGAGACAGGGAAACGGCCGATACCGCCGGATGTCGCGGCCGCTCTTGCCCAGGCCATGCAGTGCCCGGACGTCTTGGGTCGGTACTGTGCTAGTTGCCCGGCGCGTTTGAAGGGAGTGGCGTAGGTGGCCACCGTCGCTCTTGACTATACCAGAGACGGAAGACCCGTCTCCTATTTAGTCCGCACCCGCGGCGTGGACGAAGGTCTTCGTCTCCGTAAGGTGGACGGCGCCCGGTGGGACCCGCGCCGCGGCGTGTGGGTTTTACCTCTTGACACCGACCTGGGCGCTTTGTACCGCCGTGTTGCGCTTGTTTTTGAGAATGGCGCTGGTGAGTGGTACGAGCAACGTGTGACTAGGCTTGAGGAGCTACGGCGCTTGCACACGGCTAAAGACGCCGACGTGCGGTTTGGCGAGGGGCTGGACGGCTACCAGCGCGTCGGCGTTAAATTCCTGGCCACGGCGGAGTCGGCGATACTTGCCGACGGCCTTGGCTTGGGCAAGACGGCGCAGGCCATCCGCGCCTGCTTGGAAGTCGGAGCACGGCGGGTATTGGTGGTAACGAAGAAGTCCCTCTTAGCGCAGTGGGAGAAGGAAATCGAAAAGTGGGCGAACGGCGAGTTTGCCCGTCTCGCTGCTAGTTCTGGGACTATTTCCGGCGCGCCTTGGACGGTTGCCAACTACGAAGCGGTAGTCCGCCACGCGGATCGTCTGGCCTCTGTCGGGTTCGACGCGATGATCGTGGACGAGGCCACTGCCGTCAAAAACCGCAAGGCGCAACGCTCCAAAGCAATCCACAAGCTGGCCAGGGTTATTTCATACCGTTTTCTCCTGACTGGTACTCCGGTGCATAACCGCCCTGACGAGTTATGGTCTTTGCTGCACGCCGTCTCCCCTACCCGCTTCACGAGCTATTGGCGGTGGGTTGAGGAGCACTGCGAGACGTGGCCCAACCCGTGGGGCGGTGTGGACATCCTCGGCGTGAAAGACCCAAAGAAGCTCTCCGAGGTTCTTTATCCCTATCTTCTTCGCCGCACTAAGGAACTTCTTCACCTGCCGCCGCTTTCTGAGGAGACGGTTCATATTGATCTCACCGACGAACAGCGGCGTATTCACCACGCACTCAAGACCCTGCTCATGTCCAGCATCGGTTCCCGCATTGTGGTCACGCCTACCGTCTTAAGCCAGCTTACCCGTCTCCGGCAGGTGTGTTGCTCACCTGCCTTGATAGGCGGCAAGGACGCCAGCGCGAAAACCGAAGCTCTGTTGGACCTGCTGGAAGAGTGTGCGCCTGACCATAAAATTCTGGTCTTCACGACGTTCGCCGAGTACGTCCGCCTTCTGCTCCCCGTTCTTCGGCAGTGGAACCCTGCCTACATCACCGGCGACTTGTCGGCTGGCCAGCGGGACGCGCAGGTTACCAAGTTCTGCGACGACCCGACCTGCCGCGTTCTGGTCGGTACTATTACCGCGATGGGCGAGGGGCTGAACCTCCAGGCGGCAAACGTGGTGGTTTTCCTGAACAAGGAGTGGGTTCCCGCCTGGAACGAGCAGGCCGTCGGCCGCGCTTACCGGCGCGGACAGATCAAGCCGGTTCACGTTGTCAACTTGGTTTGTCGAAACACTGTGGAAGAACGTGTTGAGCGGTTGCTGGCGGCTAAGGAAAACGTTGTGCACGAGGTAGATCTGGCGGCTAGGCTTCTGGCCGAACTCAAAGAGGAGGGATGAAACTGTGGGCCGCAGTCTGTCGTTTGCGGACATTTGCGAGCGCGGGGAGGTCGAGGTCGGTATTCCGTTTATGTGGGTGCTCCTGTACGAGGTCTGTATGCACGTAGCGCGGGAGGTTCATACGCGGCCTGGGTGGGAAACGGAGGCAAAGCGATTAGCTTATCGCATTAGCGAGGTAATTTCGGACGATGTTGTGGTTAACAGCGCCATGAGCATGTACGCCTTGCTTGTTGTGCTTTTCGCTTACTTAGCCGTAGCTGTGGAAACCGGCGCTTTAGAGGTCGTCAGTATGGGAGGAGGTGACGGCGGATGCCAGTCTGCGACCTGGCTGAGCTAGCTTACGAGGCCGAGCGTTACGGTTACATTCTGGTCCGGTGGGACGCTGTGGATCGGGCGCTTGAGGCGGGCGCGATCTCGGAGGACGACCTTTTCTAGACGGAGACGGCCGGCATAGGAGATTTGCCGGCCTGCGACGGGCAGGGAGGTATTAACACCTCCTGCTGTCCAGTTTACAGGATTTGGAGGGGAGGTGTCAAGATGGTCGAAATCCACGCGAGCCAGATCGCGGTTTACAAGACGTGCCCGAGGATGTACCGTTTCAGGTACGTTGACCGCCTCGTACCCAAGGTCGAGAGCGAAAAGCTCGTCTTAGGCAAGGGCGGCCACCGGGCGCTGCAGGCGTATTACTCCGGTCAGGACGCTTTAGCTACCTACGACGCCTGGGCAGAAGAGCAGCTTGCCCGTTTTAGCTCCGTCGCTTGGTCGGACGAGCTGGCTAAGATCGAAGACCAGCTGTCGCTCGGGCGGAAGCTCATCACCTATTATGTCGAGTGGGCAAGACGGAACGACGGCTTTCGTGTCTTAAGTGCCGAGCAACAGTTCAGGGTGCCGGTGTGGTCGCCGAAGGGTAAGAAAGTTCCCGGTGTATGGCACGCCGGGACCTACGACGGCATTGCCGAGGACGTTTACGGCAACCTGTGGCTGTTGGAGCACAAGTTCTACAACTACTTTCCAAGCGAGACGGAGCTACGCCTGAACGAGCAGGCTGGTTATTACTTGCTGGCAGCCGTACAGCTGTTCCCGGACCGTGCCGTGCGGGGTGTGATCTACACCGTGATTCGCAAGGCCAACCCGGACCGTGCGAAGGACGACGTGGTGCGGCGCTGGTGGGTTCAGCGTAACGAGCACGAAATCGCCGCCCTGCGTGACAGGCTCTATTACGCCTACCGCGCCATCGCTGGCGACAAGGTCTGGGCGCCGTCGCCGGGGTTCCACTGCACCTGGCAGTGCGCTTACACCCGCCTGTGTTTAGCCGAGGACGACGGCTCCGACACTGAGGAGCTTGTGGACGTCTTCTACACCACAGAGGAGGAGGGAGTTGCCGCGTGACGGTCTGCCTCGGTATCTGCAGAGTAGATCGTCTCAATCTGGACCGGCGGCGGGCGTATTTTCATTTGAGATTGGAGGAGGTGAAATAAGATGGTTGTGCTTGGGCAGGAAGTCCTGACCCCGCCGCGCCGCGTGGTGCCGAAGCTGCGCCGGGCAAGTGAAAGGGAGGTGCTAGTGAAGGCACTGATCTATGGCGAGCCCGGCGCGGGCAAGACTTACCTAGCTTGCACCGCGCCCAACCCGATCATTCTGTTGACGGAGCCTGCGGTCTCCGACGCTACCATGCTGGCTGTGCGCCGGGACTTGGGTGCAGACCCCGCGGTATGGGAAGTTCACACCTGGGAAGACCTGGAGGAAGCCTACGAGTACCTGCAAGGCGGGCAACACGAGTTTACCACAGTCATAATAGACAGTTTCACCGACCTGTACCGCCGCCTGGTTCGGTCAGTGCTGGACGCGGCCACGGCGAAGCGGGCAAGCCACGATCCCGACATCCTTGAGCAGGGCGACTGGCAGCGCGTAGGCGAGCGGCTGCGGTACATCGCGAGGCTCTTCCGCGACCTGCCCTACGACGTGGTTTTTACCGCGCTTGTGATGGAAATCCAGTCGGAAATGCTTAAGGTCCCCTACGTCCAACCCAAGTCGGTGGCCCGCGAATTGGCAGCGTACTGCAACCTGGTCGGCTACCTCGGCGTGATGCCCGAGGGCGACAAGTATGTCCGTCTCTTGCAGGTGGAGCAGTCTGTTACGGCAGTTGCCAAAAACCCCGGCGGCACGTTGCCGCCCGTGGTGCGGCACCCGAATTTAACTGAGATTTTTAAAGCTGTGAAGGGAGGTCTACCACACAATGGCTGTTAAAGTACTGCTGAACTTCGATGGTGTGGAAGGCCATGAGTTTATGGTGGTCCCGGCGGGCATCTACAACGCTACTGTGGACACCAGCCAGACGGAGCTGCTGCAGAGCCAAAGCGGTAACAACTACCTGACAATTCGCTTTGTGATCACCGACGGCGAGTACCAGGGTGTGAAGGTCATGGAACGGTTCTCGCTCCAACATAAAGCTCTATGGAAGCTGAAGATGCTCCTCAAGGCCGTAGGTTATCCCATCCCGAGCGGGCAGTTTCCTTTTAACGCCGCTACGATCCACGGTCGGCCTGTCAGGATTAAGGTTTCGGTGGGAACGTACGAGGGCCGCGAGCGGAATCGCATTGAGGCCTTCGCTTCGCCCGGCGGCAACGGCAAAGCGCTAGCGCCGCATGTTAACGCGGCGGCGCAGCCTGCAGCTAAACAATTTCCTTTTTAAGTAGTACGGCGGCGGCCGGATCGGGCCGTCGCGGTACATAGTGCCGCGGTTGTCAACGATGCTAATGATTTCAATTTCTGTGGTGTAACACCGCGGTATCCGGCGTGGGTGTCAAGTGACAAGGTGGTGTCAAGCTCAAACATGTAGCCCCGCGCCGGGCGGTATATACGCCTCTGCGACCGGAGGGAGTAATAGTGCTTGAGCATGTTGCCAATTACATCTCGCTTGGTTTATACGTCCTCCCTGTTTGCTGGCCCGACGACCGCGGCTGTTGCGCTTGCGGCAAGGGCCACACAGGCCGCGCCGTCGGCAAGGCGCCTCTGCTGTTGCACGGCCACCTGGACGCTTCCCGTGATCCGCTCCAGGTATCGCGATGGTGGAACACTTGGCCCCTTGCCAACGTTGCCGCCGCGCTGTGGCCGTCGCGGCTGGTGGTGCTCGACCTCGATAGTCCGGAAGCCGTCGAGGAAGCTCACCGTCTCGGCCTGCCGGAGAATGCACCGTGCGCCGTCACGGGCGGCGGCGGGAGGCAGTATTACTTCCGCCGCCCCGAAGGGGTCGGCCCCGTCCGCCGGACCAAACGAGGAGAGGCCCGTGCGATCGACGTTCTCACCGACGGCTACACGATCCTGCCCCCGAGCCGACATGCCAGCGGCGGCGTTTACCGGTGGCTCGTTCCGCTGGCTCCGGTGGAAGAGCTACCGGGGCCGCCGGATTGGGTTATTCGGTTGCTTTTTGAAAAGCAGTACGCTGCCGACGAGGACCCGGAGCTGGGCCCGCCGCCAGCGGAGGGCGAGGCGGAGGCGGCGGTCAAGGCTCTACGCTCTGTGGTCGGTCTTCTGCCCAAGCGGGCGCTGGATTTGTTGGACAACTATGTGGTCACCGACGACCGCTCCGGGCAGGCGTGGGAGCTAGGACGGTTGCTGGTTGAGCGTGGCGTGCGCGACCCACGGACGCTCGCCGCCGCCCTTTACGCCAGCGGCATCCACAAGTCCAAATGGGAAGAGCGGCGGGACCGCTGGCAGGACTGCTGCCGCATCGCCGCCCGGTGCCTGGACGCCGCGCTGGCCGACGTGGAGGCCGCTGCTGCCGACCTCCTGGCCGGGATAATTGTCCCCGGCGAGATGTGGATCGAGCGGGCCGCCGACCTGGAATGGCTGTGGTATCCCTTCCTGGCGCGGGGCCTCTCGACCACAATAGCCGGGGGCGTGCGGCGCGGCAAGACGACCTTCGTATCCGGTCTGTTAGCACTCCTTACTGGCGGCGTGGGTAGGGACAGCACCGAGGGTATAGACCTTGGGCTCATATACATCGGCTTTCCGGTCAAGCTTCTCACCGGGCGGGCGCTCCTCGTCAGTGAGGAACATCAATCGGCCTGGCGCAAGCGGGCGCCCATCAACTGGCGGCTCGTGGACGTTGTAGAGGACTACGCCGCGCTCACGGGCGCCGAGAGCACCTGGGAGCGCTTCCTGGCGGAGATACGTTCCGGCCACTGGCAGCTGGTTGTCATTGACAGCCTGGACGTGTTGGTGACCGCGAGAGGCGTCAGGAGTGAGAACGACGCCGTTGACGTGACGCGGGTGGTGTCGCCGCTGCTCTCCGCCTGCCGCGTGAGCGATACGGCCCTCTTGCTCCTCGACCACGCTTCCAAGGCGCAGGCAGACACCGGCGGCGTGGACTCCGTGCGCGGCTCCTCGGCCAAAACCGGCAGGTCGGACGTGGTGGTTACGCTGGCCGAGCCGTATGAGATGAAGAATTCGCGCTACCGCTTGCTCACGGCCCGGTCCAGGTACGACCTGCCGGGAGTGCCGGAGGACGGCCTCGTGGTTGCGTACAACTCCGAGACGCGCCTGTATGACGTGGTGTGCCCGTACTCGGAATGGAAGGAGGCGAGGCGCGAGCAGAAAGTCGCCACTAGGGAAAAGGTTGTGCTTGAGGTTTTAGCCGACGGTCCGAAGAGCGCGTCGGAGGTTGCTGATGAACTCGGTGTATCGAAGCAGACGGCGGCAGAACGACTTAAGGAGCTTGTTAAGAGAGGTATCGTTGCCGTGTGGACCGCCAAGGACGGTAAAACGAAGAAGTACGAACTTACCACGGGGAAGGATGAGCGGACATGAGAGGAAACGTATTGCGTCTCTACCGCCGGAGCGGTTGTCATTGGTGGGCGTGGGGTTATCATGCTGCGGCTTTGCGCGGGGAAGCGCCGGAGAAATTGTCGGTCGAAGCGGTGGCTCGCTGGATAGAAACCAGGCCTGCGTGGTTCGAGATCAAGTCCGTGCTTTCGGAGATTTACGGGGCCGCAGCACGACGAAAATGTGTAGACTGGCGGTACCAGATGGCCCAAGAGGTCGTTAACTACTTGACAGAGAGAGGGATTGCACGGTGAACGTCAACTTGTTTTCGCACACTCCCGAGCCTGTTCGCGTGCTGTGGACGGCGGCGCGGGCGTGTTATTCGGGTAAAACGCCTCAAGAGCTGTGGGAGGAGTACCCCGGTCCGGCTAAGGCGGTGAAACTTCTGCGGTCATTGTGGCTGAGGGGGCACCAAAGCGTATTCGAGCATGTTACTCTGACCTATGCCGTCAGCGGTGTTTCGCGGGTGTTGCTAGCTCAGTACAGCCGCCACCGCATAGGCGTGAGCCTGTCGGTGCAAAGCCAGAGGCATGTATCCATGAAAGAGGTGCTGGCAGTCTACCCCAACTGCCTGGGAACAGCTAGGTCCTTGATTGATCAGTTGTATCAGTGGGCGTGGGACACTTACGAGTTGTTACTAGAGAGCGGGGTGCCCAAGGAAGACGCCAGGTTCGTGCTCCCACAAGGGGCAGCCACCAACTTCGTTACTACTGTCAACCTGCGCTCGCTTATGCATTTGTATTACGTAAGAGTACTGGAGCCGGGGGCGCAGTGGGAGATACGGGACCTGGTGCGGGAGATGGTCCGGCTGGCGGCGGAGGCTGTGCCAGAGTTGCCAGTAATCATGCCAGAAGTTAAGCTGGCCTATATGGAAATCAGTTATCCTATGACTAAAACTAAGAGTTCACGCTTCTAAATTTCGTGTCTGCGACACGCCAGTGATGCTGGAACGGGACGCATTAGGCCTGCTGACGGAGGCCGCCACCGACGCGCCACCCAGAACGCCGCCGAGGTGGGTAGGACTTGCTCATAGGACTTACTCACTGACTTCAGTTCACATCACTTGGTAGGAGGTGTCAGACGCGCTTTCCTCTCCATGCTATGCAAGGGGCTTCCAGCGCGAAAAGGATGGCAACACGAACGGTACTCGGGGACGTTCCCACAGGGACTAAGTTACCGTTAGGGCCGCCAGAGGAGGCTTGGCGCAAGGTGTTGTTCCTGACTCTGGTGGCTTACAAGCGCTACCGCATCCCCGTTGGCTGTGCTTTTAGCCGCATCCTGGGGTGGGCGCACGCGGTACAGCGATATGGAGAGGAAGTTCTTCGTTTTGGGATTTGGAACTACGGGACGAGTGCTAATCAACAGCAAAGGGCAAAGTGGCACCAGCTTCGGAAAGTGGCCTGTGCCACAGCATTAGGGCTGTGTATAGTGTGTGGTAGACGCCCTCTAGCAGAAACAAGCAACCGCCTTTGTGAGATTTGTCTAGAGAAGGAGCGTGAACGGTCACGGCGCAGGTACCGGCAGAAAAACGTTGGCTAAGCAGTAAGAGGTAAAGGAAGTGATTGCTGGACCATGATCTTCTGGAGCTGGGCGATAGTAACATTTCTTTTCGGGATGTGGCTGGGGCTGCTTATTGCCTGGTGGGCTAGGCAGTAGCGGCGTTTCTTTTCGGGATATGGCTGTGGTTAGTTAAAGCCTGTAGCGGATGCCTGGGTCAGAAGGAGGACGATTAGGATGCCCGAGCGTGACTGGCAGGCGGACTGGGAATGGTGCCGGAAGCCTATCTGGGAGATTGTTTACTGGAACGACGCTTCTCTGGCAAAAGCGCGAAACGTTTTGGTTTATTGGCTCCAGCGGGTGCGGAAGCTTGAAGCCGAGAACGCTCGCCTCAAAGCCGTGGCGGAGGCGGTACAAGAACTGAGGGAGAAGCAAGACGTTTTACTTGAGCGATTGGCCGAACTTGAACATGAGCAGTGGGTGGCCTGGGCGAGGACGCTCATGGAAACGGAGCAATTATCAAAGCAAAGAAAACAACGGTGGCAACAGTACATGGTGCCATATGCCGAGTTGTCGGAGGACGTTAAAGAACATGACAGAGTATGGGCAAGGAAGGCGGTTGCGATAGTAAACGAGTGGTTGCGTGGGGTGATAAAGGACGCAGGACAAGATGGTGAATCATGATACGTGCTACGGCTGCAAGCACCTTGTTTCCAGACGGGACGGCGCCGGCGGTATTACTTACTACTGCGGCAGGCTGTCGGGTGGTCAGGCGTGGGGTGTGGTAGTCGGGGAAGTAGACGTGTTAACGGACGACGAGCCGAAGCCGTTGTGCAGGAATTGTTGGGAGGGGCGAAGCTGATGCAGGACAAGGTGACTAATGCTGCCGTCTTCCGTGCTCAACTCATGCAGCGCCTAGCCGAAGAGTTTCCCATCGGCGGCCAAGTGGAACTTGAAGGCTGGCGGCTGCGAATTGTGCATGTAGACCCGCCAACCGACTACAGAGATTACGCCCTAATAGAGTTAGCTCCACCCAAACCGATGGTGCCCACTGTGGCGGTGGCGCGGCTGGATCAGAACGGACTGAGGTTCAGGGTGCCGGAGGGGTGGCTGACGTGATGATTTTTAGCGCGGCGCCCGAGTTGAGTGTGTTAACCGTAACCACAGCCATCCTTACTACGGTGCAAACGGAACGGTACTAGCCCAGGGCCATGGGCCGGGGCCGCGTAATGTGCTGGTGAAACTGGACGATGGTCGGGTGGTGGTTGCATCGTGGGGGAACTGGAGAAAGGTGCCGGAGGGATGACGATGAGCGAGTTAGTCAAGTACCGCGAGGAGTTCGGCGACATTGCCGCCGAGATCACGGAGCTGCTGGTGCGCAAGCGCATGGACTACGGCGAGGAGTCCACCGCCCGCTTCGGCGAGCTGGGCATCCTCGTCCGGGCCTGGGATAAGATGTGCAGGCTGGTGCATCTCCTGTGGGACAGGCGTGGCGCAGAGCCGCAAAACGAAAGCGTCGAGGACACCTGGCGCGACCTGGCCGGGTACGCCATCCTAGCCTTGCACGCGAGGCGTCGCGGGTTTGCTCGGACTGCGGGCGGGAACCAGCAGCGGTGAAAGTCGTCTTCCCGCAGAACCCGGCGGCGAGGCTCAGCATGGGCTTGCAGGATGACACTCTTTACTACTGCCGCAAATGCTGGGGCTACAGGGTCGCTAGCGGCGCCGTTGATCAGATGGGGTGGTGGGGACTGTATGAAATCGTCAACCTGCGTCGTAGCGGTTGATCCGGGAGAGACCACAGGCTGGTGCGCAGTCCGGCTGCCGGATTTTGAGGCCACAGCCGGACAGGTGAAAGACGTGGACGCCTTGACACGCGTTCTCGAAGCCCACAGGCCTAGGGTTGTGGTTATCGAGGACTTCCGCCTTCAACCGGAGCGGGCGAAATCGTTTTCCCGGCGGCAACTCCCTACCAGCGAGGTCATCGGCGCGGTCGCGGCGTGGTGCGGGCGGAACTGGGTCGAACTAGTACGTCAGCCAGCCAGCATGAAGACGATCGTCACCCGTGAGCTGCTGGAACGATTGGGGCTGTGGAGTTTGACTGGACGGATGCCCCATGCGAGAGACGCGGCGCGGCACTTAGTTGTGTGGCTGTTGCGTGAGAAGCGGGAAGAGACGGCGGCGCGGCTGTCCATTGCAGAAATGATCCCAAGGCCGCGAGTGCCACGCCGCGCTGCCGTCGAAACCGGTTAGCTAGCTTGGGGCGCAGTCATCAATGGTCGAGCTGTCACCAAAAGGTTTCTGTGGCACTGCGCCCCTGCATCAGGTGCCTACTCCCCAGCGGCAGGGATTATCAACGGATACCGTGACACCAACGCAAGTAGTATCCGCCGCTGGGGTATATACCGACCACATCTAAAAGGAGGTCACGCTTACCATGCCCGAACGTGTGAAAATGGGACAGCTCAAAACCGACCGCCGCGTGTGGGTTCGCCGGAGGATTTCGTTAGACCACCGTGCCTGCATAGTCAACGAACTCGTGTCGGGCCGGATCACGCCCGACGACCTGCCGCCGCTGAAGGTGGACCGGAACACGCTCACCATCGTCGGCGGCAACCACAGGTTTTTGGCGTTACAGCAATACTATGGGAACGGTTGGCAGGAAAAGGAAGTCAACGTCGAGTTCCTAGACCTGCCGCCTTTTGAGCAAGCGCCCCACCTGTGGTGGAAAGTTGCCCTGGAGGACAACCAACACCTTGCCGAGCGGCTGGACGGCCACGACCGGGAACTGGTGACCCGCAAGGTCCTGCAGGTGCTGGCCGACCCCACCGCGCCGGAGGGAATGGAGTTCGCCAGGCTTCTCCACTATACTCCCCAGGGCTGGCTGGAGTACGTGAAGGTCTGGCAGGAAAACGTTGCTAAGAACCGTGTGGTGCAACTGAGCGCCTGCAAGCCGCAAAAGAGCATCGCCCAGGACTACCTGCCGAGCGACGTCAAGCGTGCCGTCGAAGCTACTCCCAGGGCGCTGATCGCGGCCTACGCGGACAAACTGCTCCGGGTACTGGACGAGGTGAGTCCGGAGTACCTGACAGCTAGCGACCGCGCAAAGTTACTGGAGCTGGCGAACCGCATCGGAGCGTTGATTGGCGAGCAGGTGGCTTGACAAGATTGGTGTTGTCACCAACGCAGACTATGTCAGGCCCTTGTGGTGGGGCAGGCCCCAAGACGACAAATGCACGCCGAGAGGTAAAGTGGGCCTGCCCCTAGATAAGAATGCTGGGGGAGTATCAAACGATGACATGTTATCAACTCGCCTCGTGTACTCTTCCCTATCACTACTTTCAGGAGGTGTGTGTCAGTGGCTGACAAGGATGCCCCCAAGTTTGAGGTTCTGCTGGAACGCTTCCGCGCTAAGGTCAACGGCATGCCTGAGGAGTGTCACGAAGCGCTTTTCTGGTTCCTGCGCTTCCGCTATATCCAGAAGCACCGGATCGCGCTCGAAAACACCCTCCGGCAGGTCACGAACTTATCAGCCCGCGTGTTCTGGGCAAGCGGAATTCCGGAACCGATCCGCCTAGCTCTCGTGGGCGAGGAGGCCTACTTGCTGGCGGAAAACGGTAAGCAACAGGCAAAGAACGACGATCGGGAGTCGAAGAAGAAGAAGCGGGTGAAGCAAGTCGCATCGGTGTTCTCGCTGGAGGAAATGGCCCTGCGGCGCTGTGAGAAAGCCTTTGAGCAGACCGCCTGGTACCACCAGGTAGCGAAGGCCGCTGCCGAGGGTGAGGGCATGGGTCCGGCGATAGCAGGCCCCCTGCTGTGGACCATCGGAAGCGCCAGCCGGTTCGCTTCTTTCGGGAAGCTGGTCCGCTACGCCGGGCTGGACGTGCAGGACGGCAAGGCCCCTAAGCGCCGGAAAGGGCAGCGGATAACGTGGAACCCGGAGCTGCGGACGACGCTTTACAAACTCAGCGAGAACTGGAACAAAATTCCCAACGGCGTGTGGCGGGCACGGTGGGATGCGTACAAAGCCTGGTACGCGGAAAACCGGCCGGAAATCCTTAACGAGGTGAGCGAGAAAGGTAAGCCCTGTGGCCTGGGCCACATTCACAACATGGCCCGGAGGAAGGTGCAGCGGGAGTTCCTGCGGAACTTGTATGCGCTGTGGCTGGAGTACGAAAGGGAGCGCGAAATGGTAGCGGTGTGACATCAGGTGATGGTGTGTCACCAAGGACTCTCATGATGTCACACCGTTAAACAAGCGCAGGCGCAACCGCAAATGTGGCACCAATTACTGGGGTGCGCCCGCGTCCTCCCCAGTCTACGGCCGCGCGGTGGACAACAAGTGGTATGCCTCCAAGCTTCAGCTTGTATCGCCGGGCGGCCTACAAAAGGCGCGGGGCGTCCAAGCGGCAGGATGGTTGTCAATGGAAAAAGTAACACCCCCGCGCCGTTGCTACATAGGAGGTGTCAAAAGTGGCTGAACCGCTGTGCTCCAAGTGCCCGTTGAACGGCCGCCCACAGGTCCCCGGCAACGGCCCCGAGAAGGCGGCCCTGGTGCTCGTCGGCGAGGCCCCCGGTAGGCGCGAGGCCGCCGAGGGTAAACCGTTCGTGGGCCGCGCCGGGCAGCTGTTGGACAAGGCGCTGGCTGAGGCCGGGTTGCGGCGGGCTGAAATCTACATTTCTAATACCTGCATCTGCCACCCGCAGGACAACAAGACGCCCGACGCCAAGGCTATCAAGTACTGCCGCCCGCGCCTGGTCGAAGAGGTCAGATCCCGCTGCCCCCGCGTGGTGGTCCTGACCGGGAACGTGCCGATCAAGGCCGTCTTTGGCAAGGGCAAGGTCACCGACCTGCGCGGCGCGGCGGTGTGGTCGGATGAGCTGCAGGCCTATGTGATCCCGACCTACCATCCTGCCGCCGTCCTGCGCCAGCCCAACCTCTACCCCGATCTGGTTCGCGACCTTCGGTACGCCAGGTACGTGCTCCGCGGCACGGTAAAGCCCGTCGAGGTGGACTGCGACATACAACTTTTTATAGCGGACGACCCTGACAGCGCCCTTGCTCTGGCCCGCCGCCTCGTGGAAGTCGGAGAGGCGGCGGTGGACGTGGAGTGCGCTAGCGACGGGTCGCTTCTCTGTGTTTCGTTTTCATGGAACCCAGGGACGGCTGCTGTACTGACGGCGGAGGCGCTTAGAACCCCCGTTGTGGTAGCCGCCTTTGACGACGCTTTTAAGCGCATAAAGCTCATCGGCCACAACTTGAAGTATGACCTCAAGGTTTTGTGGCAACAGGGACTGTGGAGCGCCAGAACCGGGTTCGACACGATGCTCGCGCACTACACGCTCGACGAACGCCGCGGCACCCACGGCCTCAAGCAACTGGCACGGCTTTACTTTAACGCGCCAAATTATGATAAAGAAATCGAGCGGTACATCAAGAAGGACGGCCTCGAAAACTGCCCGAAGGACCTGCTCTACAAGTACAACGGCCTCGACGCCTCCTTCACTTATGCCCTGTACCAGACGATCACCAAAGAGCTCGGCCCAAACGAGTGGCGGGTGCTGAACGACCTCCTGCTCCCTGCGAGCGACGTGCTGGCGGAAATGGAATATCTCGGCATCATGGTAGATGTGCCTTACTTGCAGAAGCTCGATGCCGAGCTGACCGCCGAGCTTCTGCGGCTAGAAAAGGAGATGTTCGCCGTAGCCGGGCGGGAGTTTAACCCCAATTCACCGAAGCAGTTAGCGCAGCTGCTTTACCAGACACTTGGCCTCCCCTACCCCGGACGGGTGTCCACAGACGAAGACGCTCTAAAGTGGCTTGTGTCGTACCACGCTTTGCCGGGGTTGCTGCTCCAGTACCGGGCAAAGCGGAAGTTCCTGGCAACCTACGTCCAGGCGCTGCTTGAAGCAAAGGACGAGAATAGCAGGGTACACACAACGTTCAATCTTCATGGGACCGTCACAGGACGCCTCTCATCGAGTGACCCGGTGAATTTGCAGAACATTCCCAGGGAAGGCGAAGCCAGGAATATGTTCATCGCCACGCCCGGCTGGACCCTTGTGGAGTGCGACGGAAGCCAGATGGAAGTGCGGGTGCTGGCGTGGTACGCGAAGGACGAAAGACTCTTGGAGGCGTTGGCCGCCGGGGGCGACATCCACACCAGAACGGCGTGCCTCATGTTCGGCCTCAAACCCGAGGAAGTGACGAAGGAAAAGCGGACGGCGGCCAAGCGTCTCACTTTCGGGTTAATCTACGGCATGAGCGCCCAGTCGCTTGCGGAAGACCTCGGCGTGAGTTTAGCGGAAGCGGAAGAACTGGTGGTTAAGTTCTTCGAGGCGTTCCCGCGTGTGAAAGCGTGGATCGCGGAAATCCAGGGGCAAGTGCTGAAAGAGGAGAAGCTAACCACGCCGTTCGGCAGGACAAGGCGGTTTGGGCTGATCACGAACGACAACAAAGGCGACGTGCTCCGTCAGAGCATAAACACCCCAATTCAATCAGGGGCGTCGGACTTAACTTTGCTGGCCCTCATCAGGCTGTGGAAGCGCATAAAGGCCGGCGAACTCGGCCGCACGCGGCTGCTTCTCACAGTACACGACAGCATACTGCTGGAGACGCAGGAAGACCCAAAGGAGGTAGGCAGGGTTATGCGCGAGGAGATGAGCAAGCCGGTGCTGGAGGGGATTGTGCTGGACGCAGAGGTTAAAACTGGGAGGGCGTGGGGTTCTTTGGAGCCGCTTGATTAAAAGGCGAGAATGACGTACGATACAGGCGGGCGGCGTCCTAGCTATGAGGAAACGTAACACCAAAAGGATAGTTTGCTTGGACGCCGCCCTTTCACCTTACGCAATCACCCCGTGCCACCCACATTCGTCCTGTAAGTATCGCACCAGCTTTTCGCGGGCGCCGGCAACGTCCTTCTCCTCCTGCTCGCTTAGCAGACGGTAATACAAACAAAGCTCGATACACCGAAGCAGCGTCTCGATCTCCCAGGCTTCCAAAACGCTCGGCAGCACGAC